TCGATTTGATTGCGTATCGCGACAATAGATTCATCACGATTCAAGTCAAAAGCGGAAATCTGATGAAGGGACAATGGGCAGAAATCAACGTGGTCTTTGACCAATACAAGGGCGTTGATTTTATCATTTGTTATGATTTAACACATCGCCGTTGGTTTATTTTCCCGTTCAAAGATTTGGAGGGTCGCAAGTCGGTCACGTTGTCGCCGAAACGATATGCACGCAACTGCGACAACTGGGCGTTGATTAGATAACAAGAACAAAGAAAAGAGCAAACAACGAATGGACATCAAAAAGATTGCCCAACGATACCGCGACGCCGGATTTTCCCCAATCCCATTGGTGCCGGGTAAAAAAAGACCAGCCATCAAAGGTTGGCAACAACACGCAGAAACTCAAATATCTGATTTCAGCGTCTTTGACAAAACCAACGGCATTGGTTTGGTGATGGGTTTCGACGGTATTCAATGCCTTGACATCGACGCAAAGCATTTTGAAGGCGACGAATACAACGATTTTGTTTCATTGATAGAACAACACGACCCGACTTTGATTGATAAAATGGTCATTCAGCAAACGCAATCGGGCGGGTTTCATTGGATTTTCAAATGCTCGGAGATTGCCGGCAATGAAAAATTAGCAAAGAACAAGAAAGGTGAAGTCACCTTTGAAACACGTGGAACGGGTGGCCAAATCGTAGTGTGGCCAACTAAGGGATATAAAATCCAAGGCAAGATCACGAACGTCGTTCAAATCAGCCCATCAGAACGCAACGTGATTTGGTCGTGCGCACGCATGATGGACGCCACCATTCCACAATCCGAACCAATGAAGAACCAACCAACGGATTCGGTCTTTAGTGGTGAGGTTGACGAAACAACGCCTTGGGGTGAATTTCGTGCAACTTATAATGTGGTCGATGTGCTGACATCGGCGGGTTGGTCAATAGTACGTGAAAACAACCGCATGGTGTATTTGTTGCGCCCCGGCGATACTAAGGCAGAAACGTCGGGTGTAGTGTTCAAAGATTCGGGATTGTTTTTCCCATTCACCACGTCCACACAATTTGATGCAGAAACATCGTACGACGCATTTCAAGCGTTTGTAGTGTTAAGACACAACGGCGATTTCCAATCCGCGATTCGCGAATTGCGAAACGATGGATTCGGTCAACAATCAGAACCAGCAATCCCGGACGACGCATTGTTTGATTATGAAACGGCAACCGATGACGACATCGATGAGATGTTGTCGTTGTTGCAATCGTTGGAAGTAGATTCGACCGTTGAGGTTGACGAACCCGAAAAGGCCATCACATTGCATTTTGGAACGGATCAATACATCTTTGGTTCAATGGGCAACTTTTCATTGATTCAAGGGAAAGCCAAGTCGCGCAAATCGTATTTCCTTTCTGCATTGATGGCGGGTGCGATTTCAGATCACGACGTGTGTGGTCATATTCGTGGGCACGTGTCAAATAAAATGAACATCTACATTGACACCGAACAAGGGGATTTCCATGCGGCAAAGGCAAAGAAACGCATTCAGTCAATGGCGGGTTTGGATCCGCGCACCAACCAACCTAATTTCAAACATTATCGATTTCGTGGTTTGTTGACCAACAAAGAACGCATGAGGTTGACCGATTACGTGATGCAGTCCAACAACAATTTGGGGTTGGTAGTCATTGATGGGATTGTTGATTTGGCATCGAAAGGTGTGAACGATGAAGAAGAAGCGACGGCCATTGCATCCAAGTTGTTGGAATGGACGGACACAAACAATTGTCACATTGCCGTCGTGTTGCACGAAAACAAGAACGACCGCAATGCCAAAGGACATTTGGGTTCGTACATCGTGCAGAAGGCAGAAACCACCGTGTCATTGGCCAAATCAGAAACACAACCCGGCGCATCGGACATCGTGCCGGAATACACAAGAAACAAAGAGTTTCCGCCAATGATTATGAACGTCACGGGCTACGACACCATTGATTTGGAAGTGAACGAACCCGTTGACGCTATTCCCGAACGTGTGTGGACGTCAGATGACCACAAACGATTGTTGCCATTGATTGTGGGTAAAAACGTCACCGACGCCACCGCATTCATTCGTGACACGGAAGGCGTGCCGAAACGATTAGCAACTAAAGTATTGAATGAAATGGAAGCAAATGGAATGTTTGTCATTGCGAAACAAGGGCGTTCCAAAACGATAATGAACAACGATATGATATGACAAACGACGATTACAAAGCCTTTGAAGATATAGCGTTTGACCATCTATTAAAGAAGTACGGTTGGAGAATATACACGACGCCACATTACGCGTTGGTTGATGGTTTTGCGGCAAAGCAAGGCGAGGTGACGCACATCATCGAATTCAAGTCAAGAAACGAATCAATGGAATCATTGGAGCGTTTCGGCACGTATCTAATAAGCTACGATAAAATTGAAAACGGATTGCAGATTTGTCGAATGATGCGTGTGCCATTCATCTTGATTGTGTACCTCATCAAAGACGGCGTTGTCATGGGCGCTGAAATTGGTGATGAATATGGCGTGACGGTTGAAATGGAAATCACGGAAACGCGCACACAAAAATCGATTGAAGGCGGATCGGTCATCAGAAGAAACGCATTTATCGATTTGGAAAATTTTTATATATTATGATAGACATAAAGTTGCGCAATCAAATCGCCCAATTGTTCGTCGATATGAACGTCGGTGATTCCAAGCCAGTACGCAAACCGGATATGGTTCCATTGTTGAAAGAAGTCAACGACACGACGATGATTGGACACGCTATACGATTCGTGACAAACAAGGAAGGCGACGTGATTGCATTAAAGAAATACCGTAAAACCGCAATAGAAAAACGATTTGAAAACGAAGGTCTGCACTAAATGTGAGAAAGAAAAGCCGTTGGATGAGTTCAACAAATTGATCCGTGGCAAAGGTGGACGACGTGCCCAATGCAAGACGTGTGACCATCAGTATAGAAAACAACGTGGGTTGCAAATACCGCAAACGACGGCCAAATATCAGTTGAACAAACAAACGATGATGAATCACATGTACATCCATTTCGGCTGGTGGGAATCACGCATGACTAACATCGAACGTGATCAGAACCGCCGAGATGTAAAGAAATATTACAAAGAGGAAAAACGAATAGATTTTAAGAAAGAGAAATAACAAATGCCTAATGTACCAAAGAGAAAACAACGACCGTGGTTGCAAGGTTCGCAACAACAAAGCAAAGAACGCCTCCAGCGCAACAAGTTTTACCATTCAACCGCATGGCGTAAGTTACGCGCAACGTTCATTAAACAGCACCCTATGTGCGTCCAATGCGATGGAGTTGGCCAAGTGGTTGACCACATCATTCCCATCAAGCAAGGTGGTGAATCGCTGGCGTGGGACAACCTTCAAACAATGTGTCATCGATGTCACAATATCAAGTCCGGCAAGGAAGCACACCAATGATGACGCAAAAATATACACGGGGGGCGGTGTCAAATGTAAAAACCAACCGCAGAAGTAATCGCCACCCCCGCATTGCGTATTTGCGTGCGGTTTTAAAAATCAAAAAGTCAAGAAGTGGGCAATAAAATGTTAAGAAATGGGCAAAGGAAGAAAACCAAAACCAACGGCGCTACATAAAGCGCAAGGCACCTACCAACCGGTGCGTCATGCGAACAAATTCGAAGCCGACGGAACACCGTCCGCACCGACGATCCAGTCAGCAAATGACACGTTTGATTACTTGGTCAAGAAATTGGACGACCTTGGTGTCGTTGCAGAAATCGACGCGATGGCGTTGCAGATGTTGGCGGACGCGTGGGAAGATTATCAAGTGGCACGCAACGTGATCAAAGAGCAAGGCCCGACATATTCGACCACCACGGCACAAGGCGATTTGATGTGGCGACCACGCCCGGAAGTTCTGATGATGAATCAGTCGTGGGCAAAGGTGGAAAAGATGATGGTTCAATTTGGATTGACGGCATCGTCGCGCGCGAAGATTAGCGTGGAGGAGAAAATACAAACGCTTGACGATCTGATTGAATAATGATTGATTTGAAAAATATGGATTGCCTTGAGGCGATGAAGCAGATGGACGACAACCAATTTGATTTGGCTATTGTTGATCCGCCCTACGGAATCAGCGTGAATAAGATGACACTTGGTTCCGGTAAATACAAAAACAAGGGAAAGGCTTGGGATTCCGAAACACCAAGTCAAGAGTACTACGACGAATTGTTCCGTGTTTCGAGAAATCAAATCATTTGGGGCGCCAACTATATGATTGACAAGATAAAGCGTCCATCAATGGGTTGGATTTACTGGGATAAACAAAACGGCGATTCTGATTTCTCGGATGGCGAGTTAGCATTCACATCATTCAACCGAGCGTTGCGTTCGTTCAAATATCATTTATCAAAGGATAGGCACGCAAGGTTCCATCCAACACAAAAACCAGTTCAATTGTACGAATGGGTTTTAGACAAATATGCAAAAGAAGGCGACAAGATTTTAGACACACACCTTGGTTCGGGTTCAATCGCATTGGCGTGTCACAATCGTGGTTTTGATTTGACTGGATTCGAGATTGACAAAGAGTATTTCGATAACGCTTGCGAACGATTACGCGTCCATCAATCACAATTGACAATGTTTTAAGATGCACCACGACGAAACGAAATCAAACAAAATCATCAATTTCATTGAGCGCGTGTGTACACACGTCAAAGGTGATTTGGCGGGCAAACCGTTTTTGTTGGAGCCGTGGCAACACGATTTCATTCACCAGTTGTTCGGCACAATGAACGATGGCGGTTTGCGACAATACCGAACAAGCTATGTTCAGATTCCGAGAAAGAACGGGAAGTCAAATCTTTCGGCGGCCATCGCGCTGGCAACGTTGTTCGTGGACAAGGAACCCGGCGCTGAAATTTATTGTTGTGCATCGTCACGCGATCAAGCGAAAATCGTTTTTGATGTGGCAAAGCAAATGATTCGGAATTCCGCAATCTTGTCGCGTGAATGCAACGTGTTCCAAAATTCAATCGTGAAGAAGGGAACCAATTCGTTTTTGAAAGCGGTCGCCGCGGAAGCGGGGACGTTGCACGGGGCGAATGCCAGTTGTGTCATTTATGACGAATTACACACGGCGAAGAACCGTGAGCTTTGGGATGTGATGGCAACATCGATGGGTGCGCGTTCGCAACCGCTGATGATAGCTATCACCACGGCGGGCGTCTTTGATCCGAATTCCATTTGTTACGAATTGTACGACTATGGGAAAAAGGTGCGCGAGGGCATCGTGCAAGACACGACCTTTTTGCCGTTGATTTACGAAGCCGATCCCGGCGACGACATCCACGATGAGGCGACGTGGCAAAAAGCCAATCCAAATTTTGGCATTAGTATCAAGCCGGAATACTTTGAAAAGATGGCGAACGAAGCCAAATCGTTGCCGTCGGCGGAAATCGCATTCCGACAACTGCATTTGAACCAATGGGTCAATTCTTTGTCGGGTTGGATTGCCGATGATGAATGGATGCAATCTGCCGGAACCATTGATTTGGAGCAGTTAAGGAACCGCAAGTGTTACGCCGGCCTTGATTTGGCGGCGACTGAAGATGTCACGGCATTCGTCATGGTTTTCCCAATGGACGACGATAGCATCAAGGTCGTTCCAAAGATGTTTGTTTCCGAAGCGGCGGTGGAACGACGTCGGAATCAGACGGGCGGATCGTACGACAAATTTGTGGCCAACAAAGAATTGATTGTGACCGAAGGGAATTCAACGGACTACAACGTCATTCAAAAGACGATTTTGGAATGTGCGGAAATGTTCGACATCCAGTCGATTGCGTTTGACCGTTGGAACTCGAATTCATTGGTTCAGCAACTGACCGATAAAGGGTTGGAAATGGATCCGTTCGGTCAAGGTTTCATATCTATGACGGCACCCATCAAGAATGCGGAAATCTTGGTGAAGAAACGGTTGCTGCACCACGGCGCAAACGAAATGTTGCGTTGGATGGTCGCCAATGTCGTGACAAAGAAAGACGATGCAGAAAACATCAAGTTCAGCAAGGCGAAGGCTGGCGATAAAATTGACGGCATCATTGCAATGATTATGGCATTGGGCGAGATGATGACGATGGAAAACAAGGACGTCACCGGATCGTCGACCTATGAATCGCAAGGCATTCGAATGTTATGATGAAATTAGACGATGCCCGCGATTTGGGATTGAAATTGTTTGAATTAGGATTCACGCCGTGGATTGCAGAAACGGGCGACGGGTACATCATTCGCATACTATTGGAAGGCGAAATCATCAATGTTTTTCGCACCGATTTGGAATTATTGGGAAAAAATTGATATATTGATAGCATGAAACCGATTGATCACATAAGTATTGGAACCATTATTCAAATGGTGCGCACCGGCAAAGAGTTTGTCGTGGATAGCATTTCACCGTCGCAAATCGTATTGAAAGAGTGTTCGCGAATTGTTTCATTTAGCCGTTCGGCATTAAACGAACGTTTAAAGAACAAATCAGCGGTGATTTTGGAACATTAGGTGGCAACGTCCGTTGGAGGTTGTTTTTTGGTTGGAAGGGACGTCATTCGTGGCGTCCTTTTTTTGTTGAAAATCAATTTTTTGAACATTGCAAATGATAACGTACTTTTATCTCGTATACAAGCATCATTTTCAACCGCATGGCCGAAAATCAAAATTTATTCGGGCGTATATTGGGAGCGTTTAGAAACAACCCAAATCGTCCATCGACGTCATTAGCGAACCCAGCCGAATGGTTGTTCGCTGATAACGAATCGAAAACGGGAATTGCGGTGACTGAAAAAACCGCAATGCAACTGTCAGCGGTATTTGGTGCCGTTCGTGTTATTTCTGAAACGATGGCAACATTGCCGTGGCACGTAAAACAAACCAACGACGGAATCGTCGTCGATGCGCAAGCGCATCCAATCAACAAATTGATTCATCACCCAAATGCAATGATGACGGATTTCACTTTCCGTGAAACGTGTCAAGCGCATTTGTGTCTACATGGCAACGCATTCATCGCAATCAAACGTGACGGCGCTGGGAATCCATTGCAATTGATTCCTATCCATCCCGATCGTGTAGATGTAAAGGTATACAAAGACGAAAAGTTTTATCAAGTCGACGGCAAAGAAACGTTTGACGATTCTGAAATGATTCACTTGGTTGGATTAGGATTCGACGGCGTGATGGGCAAATCAGTATTGGAGGCCGCACGTGAATCGATCGGCCTTGGATTGGCGGCAGATAGATTTGGCGGTTCGTTCTTTGGTAATGGCGCAAATGTATCGGCGGTGTTAACGCATCCCGGAAGGCTATCAGATGAGGCCTACAAACGTTTGATCCGTTCGTGGACACAACGCAACGCGGGATTGGATAACGCCCACAAAACGGCGATTCTCGAAGAAGGGATGAAAGTGGAAAAGATGTCCATCAGTCCGCAAGAATCACAATTCATCAGCACAAGAAAATTTGGTGTAGAAGACATCGCACGTTTTTTCCGTTTGCCATTGGCTTATTTGGGAAGTCTTGAAAACTCAAGCACACGTGCCAACGTAGAGGAGCAAGGGATAATGTTCCAACGCAACACGATTTTGCCGTGGGTGAAACGCTGGGAAGCGGAATTCAATCGCAAATTGTTCATTGGCAATGACGCGGAACGTTACTACATCCGATTCAATATGGACGGATTGTTGCGTGGCGATATTCGTTCGCGTTACGAGGCGTACACCAAAGGACGTCAATGGGGCTGGATTAGCGCAAACGACGTTCGCAAATTTGAAAATTTAGCACCAATTGAAGGCGGTGACGCATACTTGCAACCGATGAATATGGTGGAAGTAGGACGCCCACAAAACGACGAAAGCGATGCCGTGGAGTGATTACCCCGAAGGAGCGAAGAACAACGCTAAAAAGGCGTTAAAACACCGCGAGGAACACGGCACGGATTGCGGAACGCCCGTGGGTTGGCAACGCGCCAATCAACTGGCGAGCGGCGACGCGATTTCGGACGATGTTTTGGTGCGCACTTTTTCATTCTTATCACGTGCCAAGGTCTACGACCAAGGCAAGTTTTTTGATGAGGATGGAAAGGAAATTTGCGGTTCGATTATGTATGCCGCATGGGGCGGTGAACCAATGTTGAATTGGGCAAAAAGAACGATTGAGAAAATGAAAGACGAAGACAAAAGACATATCAAATCCGTGGTTGAAAATGATGAAGAAATCATCATCACTTTTGGCAAAGGCGAGATGCAAGAAAACGGATATGAAGATGAAGAACGTGCAGAACCAAACGAATTGTCGGTTGGTGATTTTGTGCGTTGGAGTTCATCGGGTGGAAATGCTTATGGCCGTATCATCCAAGTGGAACGCGACGGCGAAATTGAAGCCGATTCGGGTTTCATCGTGAACGGCACGGCGGATGATCCCGCCGCCCTTATTAGGTTGTATCGCTACGATTCTGAATCGGATGCATACATCGAAAGAAAACCCGTGTTGAATGTAGCACATAGATTCAGCACATTGGAAAAGTTTGACGCGGAAGTTCGCAAATCATCGGTGGTGAAAGAACAACGCGAATTCCGAATGGAAAACGCTGAATAAGAAGGCAACACGATCCGCGGTTATGCGGCGGTGTACAACA